CTTCAACTTTGTGTACAATGAATAAGAGTCTGCTATGGGCCCATGCATCATGGCTACACTCGGATGGATTCTAGGATACCTGCCTAGATGATATGGAAACATCTCCCATCTTATTCCAAATTGCTTTGCCAATCTCTTGATTTGATCTGATCTATATATTCTCTGGCAGTACTGTTCATTCAACTCATGAGCCAATTCAGACAATGATTCAGACGCGCCATTTTCTCTCAATTGTCTGACACCAGCATAAGATTCAGAGACCATGTCAAAGAAACTATCTGACCTTGCCACTGGTACTGATGCACTTGAGAATTTCAGAAGAGCTGAGTAGTAGTCCATCGAAGACGCAAATGCTGAGTTGAATTCCTGAACAACCAAGGAGAATGAACTCTTCCCTACACCTGTTTTGTAGTTGAACAATTTCTCAGACATTTGCATGCATTGCATGAATAATGCAATCTTCGGACCAAGGTTGTCATCCTTCTTCACTGCTAGCCAGATCTGAGAGTCATCAGAGCTGAATAGTGCTTTCAGCAAATGGGAATCTTCTCTCATCCCTAGGCTAAGGAGACAGCGTTTGTACAGCTCCTCTAGGAAAGACATGAAACACCCATGGTTATCAGAAGAACCATAGTGAATAATACCCTGACCCATGTTTGACTCATTAATGAAGAATGACTTCTTAGTTTTGAGGAATTTCTCTTTCAATTTGTTCAGATTCTCATCATCATGTGTCTTTAGATTCCTTGGATCAGAAAGCCATGCTTTCATGAGGTCATTAGGCAGGTAACACTCCTTGTTGTGGTGCTTGAGCATCTGCCACACTGTTATGGGCCACAGCTTCCCCAATCTAGATTTGAATGGCTTGATCTGGAATATGAACTGGCAAGGTGAGAATCTAGGACCCCACTTGCTCTTGTCTAGATTCATGTAGATCACCTCAGCATCTTGCCTTGACCTCATTTCTCTAGATATATCTCTCATCAATATCATTTTCTCTGAACCAGAAGTCAGCATCTCTCTCTCATCAGATTTGCAAAGAGATCTGAACATCCCTTCCACAATGTTTATATTAATCCTAGAGCAGATGTCCAAGATGAGTATTTCTCTGACTCCTCCGACTTGATTCTTCTTGAACACTTGGAATCTAGTTGGCTGTTTCCATGTCTTTTCAAAGACTTGAGATGCTTTCCACAGGCCATCTTCTATCAATTTGCTGACAGCTTGAATGCACTTCTGCCTAGTGGTCAGCTGATCTTCTCTTTGTATCATTGGTGGCATTTGATCAGCACTAGCAGAGAATGTCGCAAATTCATCCAGTGTCTTGTTGATGCTGGTGGACCTAGATGCAACATCATACGCTAGACCATTGGAGTGTTTGATGTACTCTTTCCTACTCCTGATGATTGCTCCAAACTCGAGGGCAGAGTGAGAAAAGCAACCACTATCCCATGATTGACAATTCTTGATCTGCTCTTTGTATGACAAACCATACTGGCCATTGATCATTGTGTTCCCTCCTTTAGATTTAGTTGACTCGAAGTTGCTCTCTCCCCATAAGATCTTCTTCAACACCTGGAATGATGAGTGGGTTGGGTCATCTTGATCCTTGTTGAATAAGTAGGATGAATACATCTCAAAAAGAGCAGACCTGAAGCTATGATCAGGACCTTTAGACATCATCCTGGTCAGACTCACTCTGGCACCTGCAGACTCATCATTGAGGACCCCTGCAAGCTCATTGAACACCACCTTTCCTCTCTTGAATCTTTGACAGTAGAATGGCCCGACCCCCTTCAAGAACTTCAACAATCTATTCCAATAGTAAACTTGAAGAGTTGACCTGAATGGCATCACATATCTCTTCAGCATCTTCTCCCATGGTTGGAACACAGAACAAGCAGTCATCATCGTGTATCTGTGTTCTTGGAGGAATGTGCTGGTGCATCTCTTGTTTTCGAAATATATTAGTGACAGATGACCCATGATGTCGCTATCTTCGAATCCTGTCCTTATGTCCTTGCCACAGGATTCCAGATATGCTGCATACACCATCTTCAGGCGATCAGAACACCTCAGGTAGTGATCAACATGGTTAGTATTTGCTCCTATCCACTTGGTGATGTGCACTCCACCTTTTGAGCTGGAGAGGTCTCTCACACCTTCTGGAACAAGAACTCGCATCCCCTGGAACACCACTTTGAACCACACAACTGCTTGACTCTTGGTTGATCTAAGCCTGGCTCCTGGCCAGATGACCACCCCCATTGTCTTGTTGATTGGAGCATATATGATGTGATCCTTGTGTTCTTTCCTTAGAGCATTCACAGCCACTTCTCTGTAAATGTCCTCCAACATGTCAGCATAAACATAAAGGTTCTTGTCGAATGGAGATGGCCCAAAGCTGGTGTTTAGATAGCTGACTAAGGTCTCCACAAATTCACATCGACTCTGAGGATGGAGTGGTGTTGAATCTCTTCTGTTGGCATCTAGATTGCCGAATGCTTTCCTGCCTGGTCCTTCTGTTGAAATCAGCTTTATCGTGTGCTTGGAGAATGATTCTGAATTCAGTTTATACATCCTCTCCTGCGAGTGAGCCAGCAATTCGACATCCTCTTGCTTCATCTCTGAGACTATAGAGAAGCACTCATCAGATAGAGTCCTCTCTGATCTCTTGTAATCTTGGACGAAGGGAATCTTGAGTATGCTGGGAGCATCAGTTCTCGTCTTCTGATCCTTCAGTATTTCATTCACCTTATTCCATGCCACCTGCGGATTGTGTCGCTCTGTCAACTCGTTCTTGTAGGCAGTCGACCCCCTCTGGTTCATCATCTCATCAATCACAGATTGGAAGAAGTTCTCTTCATCAACCCAGTTATGTGACTCTTGACTGAGTAGGATCTCTCTGAGTTCGTCCTTAGTGAAGGGTTGTCTCTCCAGGTTAGAGTATTCACTGAGGATGTCTTCAACACCAAACTTGATGTCATCTAGATCATTGGGCGCATCATTAGAAGTCATCCTGACATACCAAGATCTCCCTTCCTCTGAGGTATGGCAATTTGAGATCAGTTCATTGGCTCTTCTTATGCACTGAATACAGAATTCAATGTATGGTTCAGGCAAATCCACATCTGGTCTAGTAAGACTAGATGATGTGAATCTGAAGACCTTGAAATCAACAGAATTAGAACCCTTGATCTCCTTTATGCAATGGCAGAGAAGAGCATACTTGTTCGTCTTCTCTGCAATGGACATCTTGGAATCACTGACTGTTATGTCCCAGATTAGATACTTCTTGAACTGCAATTTAACAATGTCAGGTGATTGATTCTTGAAGAGAGCATAGTCCCTGTGATTGGATAGGAACTGCAAGCACTCGATGTCTGAAACATGTCTCTCTCCAAATTCTATGTCATGATAGTGACACACTGCGAAATGACACACATCATGTCTTGACTTATAAAGTGAGGAGTACTGTGAGTAAGATGAGATTTCGGGTTTGTAATCGGATCTCCCAAGTATGTAGCTCATCACTTCTTCATTTTCGCCAAAGTTAGCCGGATAGGATGTCTCAGTGAAGGTCATGGTTATCAGGAACAAGGCAATCAGCAAAGAAATATTATGCTTAAGCGTTGTCAAGTTAATGAATTGATA